ATGAACTTTTTGATATATCAATGGAGTGGGGAACCGTTTTAGACGGTTTTAGTGACATTCTCTATGAAAAAAATGATCAGGGAGTCAACACCTCAGTTGTTCTCAGAAGACTTCCTTTTAATGGAGCATATTCTAATGCAGGAAAAAAAGGAATAGCAACCTATAGTCTTTCTGGTGGATCTGATGGTTTTAAAGATCCTGTCTTCGGACAGGATATACGTGCTTTTGTTGATATAGTAAATGCCTATACGTATTTTAGAAAACCTGAAGATGTTGACGTATCTTTGATAATGTGTGGAGATCACCCTGATGATGTTTGCACATATGTTATAAATGATATATGTGAGCATAGAAAAGATTGTGTCGCATTTGTTTCTCCGCAATATTCAGATATTGCTACCAAAGGTAATGAAACTACTAGTATCGTAAATAGAAGAAAATCTTTTCCTAGTTCTAGTTATGCTGTAATGGACGGAAACTTCAAGTATGCATTCGATAGGTTTTCAGGTGTTTATCGATGGGTTCCATTGAATGGAGATATTGCGGGTTTATGTGCGCAATCTGATAATATTAATCCTTATATTTCTCCGGCTGGTTTTACTAGAGGAAATGTTAAAAATGTCACAAAATTAGCATTCAATCCAAACAATGCAGAGCGTGACTTATTATATTCTGCAGGTATTAATCCTGTAATTTCATTACCTGGTGGTGGTACTATACTTTTTGGAGATAAAACTCTTTTAAGTAGACCTTCAGCTTTTGATAGAATAAATGTTAGAAGATTGTTTATCATTCTAGAAAAAGCAATAGCCAATGCCGCACAATTTTCTCTTTTTGAATTTAATGATGATTTTACAAGAGCGAGTTTTGTTAGCATAGTAACTCCTTTTTTAAGAGAAGTAAAAAGTAGAAGAGGTATAACTGATTATAAAGTTGTATGTGATTCTACAAACAATCCTCCAAATGTCGTAGATAGAAATGAATTTAGAGGAGATATTTTCGTAAAACCAACAAGATCAATTAACTTCATTAATTTGAACTTTGTGGCAGTGGGCACTGGTGTTCAATTCAATGAAGTAGTAAATGCAATTTAATTAAGGAGAAATACAAATGGCTTTTAATGTTTCATCATTTAGAAGTGCGATGGCACTAGATGGCGCAAGACCAAATTTGTTTGAGGTTCAAATACCTGGTTTAGCAAATTATTATTTTGAAAATACTTCTGGAGATTTTAAGTTTTTTTGTAGGGCAGCATCAATACCTGGATCTACTATAGGTGTTGTAACAGTACCATATTTTGGCAGAGAAGTAAAATTGGCAGGAAATAGAACTTTTGCCGATTGGACGGTAACAGTGATAAATGATGAAAGTTTTGCTTATCGTTCCGCTTTTGAAGATTGGATGAGTACTATTAATTTACATGAAGAAAATTATAGATTTGATAATGCTGGTTATTCTTTAGCAGATTCTGCAATAGTTAATCAACTTTCAAAAATAGGAGATGAAAATGCTCCGATTATACAAAGACAATATGAATTTAAAAATTTATTTCCTATAGATATTAGTGAAATAACTTTGGACTGGGGTGATAATGATTCCGTTGAAGAATTTACTGTAACTTTTGCTTATGATTATTGGACAGCAACAACACCAACTAATGCAAATTTATCTAATGTAGGTCCAGACCCGGTTAATATTAGTTAACAAACAAATGTAAATATGTAATATTTTCTGATTTTGCAAGTGAATAAATAAAACAGTAATATTTTATTCACTTGCATTTCAGGAATAAACATGGCAATTGACATTTTCGGCTTTACTATTGGAAAAAAAGAAAAAAAAGATGTAAAAATACAAACTTTTGCAGAGGCAGAACGTGATGATGGTGCTGTTACTGTCGCTTCAGGAGGAGTTTATGGAACTTATATTGATACTGAAGGTGCCATAAAAAGTGAAACAGAATTAATAAATCGTTATAGAGATATGGCTATACAGGCAGAAGTTGAAAATGCCATAGATGACATTGTTAATGAAGCGGTCATATCTATTAAAGATAAACCTATAGTTGATATTAAATTAGATAATTTAAATTTATCTGAAAATATAAAAGATAAAATTAGAATTGAATTCAAAGAACTTACAAAACTATTAGATTTTCAAAATGTAGGTTATGATTTATTTAGAAGATGGTATATTGATGGCAGAATGTATTATCATGTGATGATCGATGATAAAAATCCAAAAAAAGGTATATATGAATTACGCCTTTTGGATCCTCGCAAAATAAAAAAAATCAGAGAAAACCAAACAACCAGACTTCCTGACGGTTCCACTAAAAAACAAATTCAAGAATATTATGTATACAATGAAAAAGGAATCTATCAGTCACAAGGTCAAACTATGGGTACTGCATTTACTAATGCAGCATCAGGATTAAAAATTTCAATAGATTCCATTGTATATTTTCATTCAGGATTATTAAATTCTAATAAATCTTTAGTTTTATCATATTTACATAAAGCTATTAAACCTTTGAATATGTTAAGGATGATAGAAGATTCATTGGTAATATATCGTATATCTAGAGCTCCTGAAAGAAGAATTTTTTATGTAGATGTAGGTAATTTACCAAAAGTTCGTGCTGAACAGTATATGCGTGATTTAATGGCTAGATATAAAAATAAACTTGTTTATGATGCTAACACTGGAGAAATTCGTGATGATAGAAAACATATGTCTATGCTTGAAGACTATTGGATGCCAAGAATGGAAGGAGGTAGAGGAACCGAAGTTACAACATTACCAGGAGGACAAAATCTTGGAGATATTGAAGATGTCATATATTTTCAGAAAAAACTTTACAAATCACTCGGAGTACCTTTATCCAGATTGGAATCAGAAGCAAGTTATACTATAGGCCGAGCAACCGAAATTTCTAGAGATGAAGTAAAATTCACAAGATTCGTGAATAGACTACAAAATAGATTTTCAATTTTATTTGATGAATTGTTAGAAAGACAGTTGAGTTTGAAGGGCATCATGAATCGTGATGATTGGAAAAAAATAAAAAATGAAATATATTATCATTATGAATCTGATAGTCATTTTACAGAAATAAAAAGAAATGAAGTTTTACAGGATAGATTAAACTTACTCAGAGATTTATCAGAATATGCCGGTAAATATTATTCTAATGATTATATTAGAAGAAATATTTTACAAATGAGTGATGATGAAATAAGAATAAATGATGATGAAATTGCCAAAGAGTTAGAAGATCCTAGATTTTCAGGAGAAGATGATATGAAAATGGGTCTACAGACTGACTCAAAAATTTATGACAATGGAGAATTATTGACGGAAGAGAAAATTGATAAAATTATACAAGAAAAAATAGATTCCAGTAAAAATGATGAGAAATTGAAAAACACTATTAATGATATTCTTTCTACTATAAATTTAGACGATTAATTAAATGTCAACCGATAATAAAAACCAACAGCTAAAACTTAATGAAGTTTTAGCTGCCTCTTTAACATATACTCAAAAAGAATTAAAAAGAGCTAAACAAGATTTCATAAAAGAAATTAGAGAAATCTTAGATCCTGTAACTGGTGAAAAAATAAAAGTTCTTGAAATTAAAGGTGAGCAAGGACCGAAAGGTGAGAGAGGGGAAAAAGGTTTAGAAGGATTGCCTGGACCTAAAGGTGATACAGGCGAAAAAGGCGAACCCGGTAAGATGGGTCCACAAGGTTTGCAAGGTCCTGAAGGTCCTGTGGGACCGAGAGGACTTGAAGGTCCACAAGGTCCACAAGGTGAAAAAGGTGATGATGCAAAGGTAGAACCTTTAAAACAAGAAATAGAGACATTAAAAACTATTGTTAAAAATATAGGTTCTCAAGCAGCCCAAACTGCTCAAAAAGTTGCTGTTGGGTGGGGTGAATATTATGGAGGCGGAGGAGGTGACGCAAAAACCGCAAATGCACAAAACTTATCAGTTTCTTCCAATACAGTTCAAATATTATCTGATGTAAAACAAGACACTAGCACAGTAACTCTTCAATTCAAATCCATCAAAACCGGAAGCGGTTTATTTGCTGCACAAAATACTTCCACAATAATCTTATCTTTTGATCCTGATATATTATCGATAGATGATGACAAAAATTTAGTTATTAATCGTTCTCTAACGATAGGTGATACTCAATCTCTAAAAATTGGTACAGGAACACAAAATGCAGTTCTAGGATTTGCTAGTTCATCGGGTAATGATTTTACGATTAGGGATACTAATCAACAAAAAATTCTATCTGTAACAGAATTAAAAGAAGTAAATGAATCTAATTTAGGTATAGAAGGAGATGTTCTACGTGTTACTGCTAATGGAACATTGGAATTTGGAGAAGCTTCACCTCCATTAGAAGTTACTGAATCAAAAATTTCAGGAAATACAGTATCAAAAGTTGATCATATCACTGTTAATTCTGATGATGGTCTTTATATAGAATCTGGACAAAATAGTAGTTCTGTTATACTGAGATCAAATATATTAACACAGATGAGTTCAGGATCATCAGGTACTGCTGGTAGTGCCGGAACATCAGGCAGCTCAGGCATATCAGGATCATCAGGAAGTTCAGGTAAAGCAGGTTCATCTGGTTTAACAGGATCATCAGGAAGTTCAGGTAAAGCAGGTT